GAGCACGACCCTTTTTGATGAAATTTTCATCATATCTCTTTACCTCACGGGAAAGAGTTTCCATAGGGTACATTCTTCCATTACGGTTACAAATATTTCCCTGAAGGAAAACACCTTCGATGTACATCTTTTTAGATGAACCTTTTCCTTCGGTGATAAACTTTACCTGTTGTACTTCTTCTGTGATGAGTTTCATTTTATTCTGATACTAGTAAAACAACTTCTGTAACACTGATGCCATTATTAGGATCAGTTGTTAAGGCAGAAACCTTAACACTTCTAACTAAATCTGCATCGCTGACATTTGGGGCAACAATGGATGAACTATTAAAATTAATAGTAACTGATGAGTCAGTCAAAGATACAATTGGGTTATGTGTTGTATTGATACCAGCAGTTGGTGCTCCTACGACAGAAACATAATCCGATAATAAAAATGGATTACCTGCATTATTATCAAATGTAAAAGTTGTAGTTGTTCCTGTAGTTACACCTACAATTCGTTGTCTAGCAAGTCTTTCCTTTAAAATTTCTGGAGTATCTGTTAAAATATGAAAATCATTTGTTGTTGCAACAGGATTTGTTCCAATTGCTACATAACAACCAACTCCAGATGAAGCGATAGAGACTCTAAGATATCCACTTTTTAAAGAAATTGGATTACTAGTTCCTGCAACACCTGGATTGGCTGTAATTTTGTTTACATTTTGGACAATTTTTATTGCCATTATTCAGCATCTCCTGATTGATCGGCATCACCAAACATCGTTGCTGCAACTTCTGGACGAGTATTTTCTACTCTTTGAGAAGCTTTTGCATATAGTAATTCTTTAATTTTGCTGGAAACCTCAGAAGGTGCTCCATCAGTTGCAATCAAATCGATAAGTTCTTCCATAAAATTGGTTTATATTTATAAGATTATTTATATCTTCCCACCTTTAGGTTCTGGAATTTCCACAGATGTAGCATTAATTGTTGGTTCAAGAGGAACTTCTCCACTAACACCTTGTTCAATTCCTGCCCCTTGATCTGGTGGTAAAGGATTTCCCATTTCATCAACTGGGGCATTTGGATCTGGTAAAATTCCCTTAGATATTTCATCTTCTATCTGTGCATCAATCTCAACAATTTCTGAATCTGTTTGACGAAGAATTTTTTTACGAACATATTCAGTTGAATAATACTTACCAATATAAGGTTCTATTGTGGTAGCAAGAGTTAAACGATTTGTTAATAATTCTGCTTCTTTTAATTCTGCAAAATGATTATCATATAAAAAGTCATATTGAATATGATCACTCATTTGCTCCCAATCTTCCGGAGAAACAATATTTTTTAAAAGTAATTGCGTGCGAAGAATATCATTAAACAAATTAGCAAATCTTTTTCTTAATCTACCTACAAATTTTGAAAACATTAATTCATCACGAAGAATTTCTGAAGAGCGTCCTAAATTAAATCCATCTCCTCCTCCAGCAATTCTTGTTTCAGGCACCCCAAGTGCTCTATAAAGTTTCTTTTGAAAATATTCAATATCCGTAAGTTCTCCAAGATTTTGACCACCAGGAAGGGTTGTAATCTCCGTACCACGGCCGCCTTCACGACGAGGAAGCCAAAAATCTTCAAGCATACTCATATGTTTCTTGTCATCACGAATCTCACCAGTGCTTGCATCGTATACAAGTTTATTACGATAGCGAGACATAACCTCTTTAAGATATTGCTCTGCTTTTACTTTGGGAAGATTACCAACATCAATATAAAAAATTCTACGCTCAGGTGCTCTTGATAGTCTATAGATAACCAGACTATCTTCAATCATGCGAAGTTGATTAAGAGACTTGATTGCTTTATGAAGATATGAGAGAACTGTTCCTTTATTTCTATCAACTAAACCAGAAGTACAATATGTTACCGTATCTTTTGCAATTTTAATTCCCTTTTTAGATCCTCCATTTAAAGATCCTGAAGGATAACTTGGAGTTGCAGTATAAACAAAATATTCCTCAATATCAGGATATTTAAAGTCATCAACATCATTTCCAGATCTTAAATTTAAATTACGATATCCATTTACACCATTTTCAGTCTTTTTTTCTTGACGAATATGTTTCATTTTCATTGGATCGACATATCTAATTTCCTGAATTCCTGCTTCGGGATTTTTTTGGTCGATAACTTTTAAGTAAAATACTCTACCATCAATATACCAGTTTCTAAAAATTTCATGGCATTTTTTATCAAAATCCATGATTTCTTTAATATATTTAAATTCTGCTCTAATAACTTCTTTTAAACGATCACTTGCGTTTAAATTTGAAAGTTCAATTTCAACTGGGGAATCATAAAGATCACTCACAATTGCTTCATTTACTACACTTTCAATGGCGTTGTCACACTCTGGATGGAGTGCCATTTCACGATAGCGACGAATTAAATCATATTCTGTTCGATATACACCCTCAATATCAACAAACTGTCCATAAAATCCACTTGTAATAAAATTATCAACCCCGTCCTCATTGTTAGGGGGAACGGGGGAAACTACAGATTTAGGTGTTTTTACATTATCTTCAATCGAAAAACCAAAAAGTTTCGCCATTTTATAAACTTAAATTGCTTGTATATATTATTTAGTTAATGTCTTGACCGCCGGCGCTAGGTGAATCACCTTTCATTGCTTCCCACCAAAGAACTTGGAACTCCGCAGTAAACTCTTGAATCGTGCTTGTTCCATAATCAAGAGTGATCGCTCCAATCGAAGTTGGGAATACATCATAAAAATGATACGCTCTTAAAGTCGATCCATCACGATCAAGTTGATAAACAAAAGCGTCTGCAGTGTATGCTGTTGGATCAGTTTCGCCAGTATTATCGGAAACTTTATTAATTTTATTCATCCAATTTTCCATAGCCGAACGAATTGCAAAATCAGTATCATTGATAACTGTTATCGTCCAACTTTCAAAAGATCTATCACCAGCTACTTTTAATATTCTTCCTCTAAATGCAACATCAAGTGCCGCAACATTAGATGCTGGTAAGTTTGCACCTTTGACTAAAAATCTTGCTTTATCAAGAACATTAGTATCTGCAGGGGCAATATCAGGAAATGAAAGTACAACTTCAAAAAGATTACTTCTTGCACCACCACCAGTTAACTTACTTTTGAAGTCCGTAATCTTTCTTAAGGGAGGTGGATTTAATTGTTGTCTAGTTGCCATAGTTTTTTAAACCTCTAAGTTAAAAGTTTCCAATTACTTCTTCAAAATCAACACCAGTTTTGGTGGCAATAAATGTCAATCCAACAAAGTTAATTGATCTTGCTGGTTTAATGTAAATGTCAGCAACAAACTCATTAGAATCAATGACTGCTGCCGTATTATTTGTCTCATCGCAAATAACGATATAATCAAAAATACCTCTCTTCGCCTGTACATCACGAAGAAATGGTTCAACTGTATTTACAAAATTTGTTCTTGTAATTTCATCATTAAACTCAAACAACGCATCTCTTGCAGCTTGAGAAATTGCATCTTCAAGGTAGATAAAAAGACGACGAACATTGATACGATCAAATGCTGACGCCTTTCCTAAACCAGTTTTATCACCAAAAAGAACTATACCAGATCCTGGTGAGAAAATTACTGAATTTATTCTTGAAGAATACAAACGATCTCTTTGAGTTTTTGAAGGATTATATGCCAATTTAATTGAATTTAAGATGGATCCTCTAACAGTCCCTGCTGGAGAATACCAAGGAAAATTGTTGATGTCATTACGAGCACATAAACCTGCAATATCACCATTCAAAGGAATATATCTATAAGTGTTTGCAAATCTATCATAAACATACTTGTATCCACTATCAAATACTGCATAAGATGACGAAGATATTGGTGCATAAAACTCAATAACATTGTTTGTAATTGTTGCTGCATCATTTATGCTTACTGTGGTGTCGGTGCTAGTGTCTGTTAAAGAACTTTTTCTATGTGGTGAAATAAATGCGATTGTATCTTTCCTAAGTTCAGCGATTGAAATAAGTTTATTAGCGAGTGCCTGAGCGTCTTCTTTAGGATATGCTGCGGATCCCATTAATAGGAAATTAATTTTAAAATTATTTGGATTTTCAAAAAGATTATATCCTCTAGAAAGATCTGAAACAGATGATGTTAATGCTCCAGTGGTTGCAACACCAACGGAAGATCCATTATAATCTTTTCCATCTCTAAGAGTTTCAGTTAAACTACCAATGGAAGCGAAAATAATATTGTTTGCTGCTTGATTCCATCCAGTGTCAGATGCCAAAGTAAATCCAGTACTAAATCCAGTAGTAACAATACCTGCTGGAGAGTTTAACCCAAAAATTTGTTTTGAATTACTTGCTAGATATTTTCTCCAATATGATGGACTCCCTACAGAAAATACGGCATCGCTTGCCTTTGAAAGTCCCAAATGTTTTTCAAGAATTGTTCCCGCATTTCCAGTTACATTTCCAAGAGCATCGATAATTACAACATGAACTTGATCAAATCGACTGCCTCTTGCAGATGCATATGCAGTTGTTCCTGGTCTTTCAGAAATTGTGTTCCAATGGATTGAGGATACTGTGCTTATTCCAATAGTTTGTTGATCAAACCAATCTAATCTTGAACTATATGAAGTTGTTGCAAATGACGCTGTAGATGATAAACTATGAATTCCAATAGATCCACTAGTAGAGAATCCCCAAACTCCAGATGGTTGATAATCTACTTGAGTTTCTGGTCCATTAGTGGGAAGATGGGAAAGAACTTTTACATCAATACTTGATACCCCTACTCCAGTGATAACTCCTTTTAAAAGTCCAGTAAGAAGACTCGTTGTTCCTATTCCAGGAAGCACTGAAGAAATTGGTTGAGTTATACCCATTCCAACTAAAATACCAGCAGTTGCAATTCCAGTAAGAATTTGATCTGCCTTAGCATCAATAATTGCAACTTTAATTCCATTTGCCCAAGATCCTGGATTTTTTGCAGCAAATGTAACTCCAGGAAGAATATTTTCATCGTAACCTAAAGCATTATAATGTTCTAAACTTCTAATCTTAAGACCAGTGGTAGATAGACCAGTATATGCATTTTTAAGATTAGTACTGTCTGATCTTACAACTCTTAAAGAACCACCATAGGCAAGATAAGATGAGGAAACCATCCAGTGTTCATAATGCTTATCTATCGCGTATGGTTCTCCAAAATTAATCAATAAATCATTTTCATTTTCTACTAAGGTTGGTTCTTCTACAGGACCCTTAGCAAAAGGTGCTACAATTCCTCCAATTTTATCAGATGAAGGGACAACTCTTCCTAGAGTTAAATCAATTTCCTTTACTACAATTCCAGGAGATGCTAAATTTAGCGGCATCTTTATTCTCCGTGCTATCCAGAATTAATCTAAAAATATTTATGAAAAAGGGTATTTACATGAAAGAAACAATGCATGAACACTTTACCAATCTGGATAATCCCATTCAGTGGAGGAAATTTTTTTCTTTCTAGATTCTTGTATTCTTTTAATTGTACATTCTTTACATTCATATGAATATGATGAAGAAAGAATATGTTTTTTACGTGTTCTATAAAAACTATCTATTAGATTTTTTCTAATTCCACAAACTCTACATTTTCTATCAGTCAAAAATAAATGTTCTATTTCAAATTGATCATTTAAATCCATTAGCGATAATTCCACATATAGGAACGATCTCCATATTCATCAACATTCCATACCTCTAAAGCATTATTCTCATTTTTTTGACCTGCAAATATCCATCTATCCCCTGTTTCTTCATCAACAGTGACATTATAATCATCTAATCCATCTGCAATAAATCCAAATGGTGACATATCTTGTTCAATTTGATTTTTCTGTTCTTCATAGATTCTTTTACGAACATCATTGTCCGTCATTTCTTTAAAGTAATCTTGAGCGACCAACCAAGAAAAAATAACAAGGCACATTGCTAGGTCATCATTACAACCCTCTTCTGCTTCAAAGGAATTATGTTTTTGAGCAAATGTTGTAAGTTCTGATATAATGTCATAATCAACAGTCAATAGTTTATCATCCTCCATCAAAGTTTTTAAGTTAGAGCATCCTAACTTTTTAACTGCTGCTGTCGTTCTTACACCAAGTTGAGATTTCTTACCACTAAATCCGGAACCCACAATTTGTCCAGCACGACCTCTCATGGCGCACATTAAAATATTATCATATTCAAGATCAAAGTGTAAAATATTTGCTACTTGATCCCCAATATCATTAACTTCAACTAATAACCAAGCATCATTATATCCTTTTGCAACTTCATATATTACACTTGGAAATAGCATTGGTTTAATTTCATTATTCCGATATTTTGCTATTACTTTATATGGGAAATTAGTAATATCAAAAACAATAAACGCTGAATAATCATTGCCAAGTCCACGAGCAACGTCTACTGTAATTAGATAACTATTTTCTTCTTTTGGATCTTCATAAACATCAAGACCTGCATTTCTTTTAATTGGATTTTCATAAACAAAGTTTTTCAATTTTGCTGGATTAATTAGAGTATTAACAGACCCTAAAAATTCACACTCAAATTCAACTTTAAACTGTTGTTCAGAAGTATTCGAAATTGTTTGCTCTCTCCAGGTAGCATCTCTACCGGGAACTTCAGACCAATGTACATCTGTTGGCACATATTCATTTTTGCCACGTTCGGCATCATGCCACATGCGGTAGAAGTGATTCATACCTCGTGGCGTGGATACAATAATTACCTTTGTGCTTTGTCCAGAAGAAATAGTAGGATAAACAGAGGCAAAGAAGTCATCAGCAATGTGATTCGGGATGAAGGCGAACTCGTCAAGAAAGATGACATTATAGGATCCGCCTCTGACAGCAGATGATGAAGTAGAGTTAGATGAAATTTTGGAGCCATTTTCTAATTCCAGAGATCCTTTGTTCCAAGATATAATACCTTGTTGCATCCATTTAGGTAAATTTTCATATGCAAGTTGCAATCTTTGAAGAAGATCTCTTGCGGTAGATGCTTTGTTTGCTAGAATAGCTATATTAACATTATCATTAAAAACTGCATAATGTAACAAATATGATACAACAGTTGTAGATTTACCGGTTTGACGCGGCATCTTACAAATGTTGAATCGATTCTTATGAAAATTATCAATCAGTTTTTCTTGAAACGGATATAACTCAAATGGAACTAAACCATGATCAAGAGAGACAATCTTGATATAATTTCTAGAGAAATATACTGGATCTTCTTTACATTTTAAAAATTCAATAATTTGATCTTTTGTAAATTCTATCCGAGTATTTGCCTTTTTAAGCAGCGGATTGCCAAGGTATACATTATCAGTCATAAAAAAATTTAATTACAATTCCAACGACGTAGAGCCTTATTAATTCTTGAATCTGGGTCTCTTGCAGTTTTTGCAGAGGTTAGTTTTGCTTTCATGCCTTTCATACGACGGCAAAAGGACTTGCGACGATCAGCCCTTTTGCCAGTAGGCTTTTTTTCGGTTACTGCGGTTTGAAGTTTAGAACCTGGATTCTCACGGCGATAAGCATTTACCGTTGATTGACTTAATCCATCAACTCCATCTTTACGATTTTTTTCTTGCCAATCTTCTAGTAATTCTGAAATCTGTAGTTCAGATCTCCAATTAGAGAATCCTTCTTTCTTTACACAGTTTGGATATC